CTGTAGTTAGTCGTGTATTTTCTATTATGATGAAGAAGGGTTTGTTTGGTAGGATTCCTCAAGAGTTATCAGATGCTCAGTTAGATGTACAGTACTCAAGTTTAATTGCTAGGGCACAGCGTATTAACGTAGGCAGAAACATCTTAAGAGGTTTTGAAGCTATGTCACCTTTCTTTGAGTTAGATCCTAATTCAAGAGACGTTATACATGGTGATAATTCTGTTAAGAAGATAGCTAAAACTTTTGGTTGGCCTTCAGAAATGATCGCCACGAACAAAGAAATAGAAGAGACTAGACAGATAAAAGCAGAGCAAGAAGCTCAATTACAACAGCAAGAAGCGCAAGCCCAGCAAGCGGATATAATATCCAAAACTTCGGCGGCACAACAACAGGGGTAGTATGCAAGATAAACAACAGAAGAAAATGCGTAAGAGAAGTCTTGCCAGTGTGAAGCTATATCAAGACGCTTTTGATTGCCCACACGGTAAGAAGTTATTATGGGACTTAATGAAGCACTCAGGGTTTATGGAGTCGCCTGGAAAAATAGAAGCTAACGATATTATTTTTAGAGAAGGACAGAAGGATATTGTTAGATATATCTTTTCTAAGATAAAGACAGATTATGTACAATTAGAAAAACTCATCAACGGAGGTTTAGATGACGACAGAAGTTACTGGAACGAGTGAACCGGCACAAGAGGCTGGTGATTCAACATTAATGGGTGGGGCTGTAACGCCTGAGACACCTGTTCAACAACCTGATCAAATAGGTGGCGACAATGGGGCTGCTGGTTTGGAAGCTGGTTTGCAAGCCGAGACGGCTGCTGCTGCTACAGACTGGAGAACAGGTTTGCCTGACGATATAAAAGGCAACGCTTCATTGGCTAAGTATCAAGATATAGGAGCTTTAGCTAAGGCCTATATCAATGCTGAGAAAGCTATTGGTGCTGACAAGATTGTTATGCCTGATAAGCATGCAACGGCAGAGGATATGAAGATGATATTCAACAGGCTTGGACTTCCTACTAAGGAAGAGGAGTATAAGCTTAATATGCCACAAGTGCCATTGAACGATGGTGAGCTTACAGAATTTAAGAAGGCCGCTTTTGAGGCTGGTATCTTTCCACAACAGATGCAGCAATTAATGGAGTGGTATTCTGTTAGGCAAAACAATGCTGAAAAAGCTGAAGCAGCTAGATATAACGAGTTAATGGAAGAACAAAAGGTATCTCTTAAGAAGGACTGGGGAGAGAAGTTTAACCAGAACTTAGAGAGAATCCAGCACATGACACGCAAGGTAAGCGAGTCTTTAGGCGAGGATCAGGTAAATAATTTTTTATCGACAAAGCTTAATGGAACACCTTTAGGTAACAATCCTTTTATGATTCGTTTGTTTGAACATTTCTCAGAATTGATGAATTTAGATGAATTATCTGAAGGAGTGAGGCCAAATGCACTCAAACCTAACGAGATTCAGGGTAAAATTGATTCAATCATGGGTAATTTAGACCATCCTTACTATAAAAAGGAGCATCCTAGTCATGGAGCTGCTGTTAAGGAAATGCAGAGTTACTTCGAGAGAATGAATCCTGTAGCTAAAAAGACCTCTTTATTTTAGTTTAGGGGTATTGACAATAATCAAATTTTACTTATGATACGGGGAGTAACAAGGGTTACTCCTTTTTTTATGAGAGAGGCACTCCCGTTCTAGGGATCTTTCGATGATTAGAAAAGTAAACGAATCCGGCAACGGGCACTTCACCGACAACTTAGTAAGATAAACTTTTAATTTAGGAGGACGAAATGTCTACTGAAATTACTGAAGCGTTTGTGAAGCAGTTTAATTCTACTGTTTTCCATTTGAGCCAACAAAAAGGTTCAAGACTTAGAGATAAGGTACGCAATGAAATGCAAAAAGGGAAATCGCAATTCTTTGATCGAATTGGTCTAGTGTCTGCGGTTAAAAGAACAACCCGTCACGGTGATACTCCATTAAACGATACACCTCACTCAAGACGTATGGTTACTCTGAACGATTACAGTCGTGCAGATTTGATCGACGATCCTGATAGAATTCGTTTACTGATTGATCCTACCAGTGACTATGTACAAGCTTTTACTTGGGGCTTTGGACGAGCGATGGATGATGAGATCATCGACAAGTCTGATGCTGCTGCTAAAGGTGGAGAAGAAGGTGGTACTGATGTATCTCTAGGTACAGGGCAGACGCAAATGTCTGTTGATGGCGGTGCTGTTGATGATCTTAACATCGACGCTTTACGCAGATGCAAGAAGAAATTCGATCAAGCGGATGTTGACGAATCAATTCCTCGTCATATGGCTATCAACGCTTCTTCTTTAGAATCACTTCTAAACGAGAACGAAGTGCAATCAAACGATTACAACAGTGTAAAAGCTTTAGTTCAGGGTGAAGTCAATTCATTCATGGGTTTCAACTTTGTACGTTGTGAGCAGTTAGATAACTCTTCTGGTTCTAACCAGTATAGTTTAACAACTGGTGAGTATGATGGTGCTGGAACATCCGAAAACGGCAAGCGTAAGATTATCGCTTGGGCGCAAGACGGATTGTTGTTAGCTGTTGGACAAGATAGAAAAGCTAGGGTTTCAGAAAGAGATGACAAAGAATATTCGACTCAAGTGTATATGAGCATGAGCATTGGTTCTACTCGCATGGAAGAAGAAAAAGTTGTTATCACTTACTGTACTGAAGCGTAACTTTTAACTAAAGAAAGGAAATTAAGATGTCTACTTTATACGGAGAAAATGCCGATAAGCTTTTAGTTGATGCTCCTTCGCAATTCATTCCCTCTTCTGACCACGGTAAGATTAGATGTATTTACGATAAATACACTTTGATTGCTGCCGCACTTCAGAATGATATTGTTTTGATGGGGCCTTTGCTACCTGCTGGCGCAAGAGTTGTTAAAGCTGAAATGATTTGCGATGCTTTAGATGCTGCTGCTGGAACTGCTGACTTAGGTTATGCTGCTTCTGCTGACGGTGGAGAAGTTGCCGATCCTAACGCTTTTATTAATGCTGCTGACGTAACGTCTGCTGGTTTATTTAGTTCTGCTAATGAAGCTGGTATTGGTAAGCTTTTTAGCGAGCCTGTACAAGTTCAAGTAGTTGCTACTCACGCTGGTGGGTGGGATGCTACTTCTGGCGATATTGAAGTTTTTATTCAATATGTAATCGACTAATTAACATAGGGGGGCGAAAGCCTCCTTTTTTTGGGGGACCTATGGCTACAAGTGAAACTGAAATATGTAATTCGGCACTAAACAAGATAGGTGCTAAAACTATTCTTAACTTAGATGAAGAGTCAAAGGCGGGTCGTCTTTGTAAAAAACAGTACCCTCTTATTAGAGACGAGGTATTAGCTTCACACCTTTGGAACTTTGCAATTAAAAGACAAGAGCTTTCCAAGCTGGCTTCTGCTCCAGCATTTGAATATACAGTAGCTCACTCATTACCGGCTGATTGTTTGCGGGTATTAAAAACAGATTTGAATTTATCTCCTGCTGGGCAGACTGAGCGTAAGTGGAAGATAGAGAACTTAGATGACGCTAAGGTTTTAGTATCTGACAACGATGAAGTATTCATTATGTATATAGCAAAGATAACAGATGTGAGTCTTTACTCTGCTAGTTTTGTTGAAGCACTAGCGTGGCGATTAGCTGCTGACTTTGCTTATCCTTTAACAAACTCTAATACATTAGCACAAAACATGTTCGCAATTTTTGAAGATAGAATAAGTAAAGCTAGAAGTTTCGATGGACAAGAAGGCTCTCTTGATATTGTTGATGCAAGTGAGTGGACGACTGTGAGGATTTAGATGCCTAAGTTTAGTCACATACAGCATTCATTTACTGCTGGAGAGTTGAGCCCTAAGCTATTGGGTCGTACTGATTTAAAGTCATATAGAGACGGATTCCAAGACGGTCAGAATATGGTAGTTAATAAAGAGGGCGGCGTACACAAGAGGCCTGGAACTAAGTTTCTTAAAAAAACTTTTTCAGTTAGTACTAAGATCAAAAGGTTAGATGTAACAAATCCGTGGACTATAGCACAACATGATGCTACTGGTGGTGCCGTTAACTTTGATGATTGCCATGTTAGGCTTATACCTTTTGAAGTTACCAACTCTCTTAGTGGTGTAATTATAATAGGTAGGGATTCTTCTGGTAGAACTTTAATAAGTGCTATCCGAGACGACGGTTCTGAACCTGCGACTATTTCCGTAGCTTATAGTTTTCATTTAGATAGTGCCGCAGCCACATATGTACCAGTACCTTTTGAGGGTTATACAAACGACGACCTTGATAATTTGCAGTTTTCCACTTCTGGCAATTTTATAAATATTGTCTGTATTAATCAACCTCCTATATGGGTGGGTGTTGCGAATACAACCACCGGTGTTTTCAATGTAGATATTTATGATTTACCTTCTTTTCCTTCTACAGTTGCAGATTTCAAGGTTTGGCCTTATCAAGATTATGTTTTAGATGCCACTATAACAAACATAGTTATTGTTGGCGCTGGCCCTGAATATACAATCACTGGTTCTTTTGCAACTGGGGCCGATAACGACCTTACAAATCATTATTTAAAGGTACATTTAACTGCGGGTGCCGCTGCTGACAAAGACAAGGTATTTTTTATAAAATCTGTAACTAACTTAACAACGGCTATTGGTCTATTAGTATCTGGTAGCCCTACATTTACGGCTACAATATTATCAGATCAAACAGCAGAGATGGCTTGGGCACACAGTGCCTTCGGTGATAACGTAAAGAGAAAATTCCCTGCGACAAACGCAATATATAAACAAAAAATAATTTACGGTGGGAACGAGGTATCACCTGAAACATTATGGGGCTCTAGGACTGGCGATTTAGGTCTTTTAGATAGACAGGGGCTTATTGAAGATATTGACCCTGTTTTTGGCACAGTAGTAGCTGACGATCCAATTAATTATACAGTAGCAAATGATTCTTCTGAGGCTGCTGTTATACAATGGATGAGTTCAGGTAAACAATTAAATATAGGAACTATAGCTAGAGAAGTAAATGCTTCTGGATTAGTTGGCCAAGACATAAACGGAGACGCCAACTCTATATCTATATCAGCAGAGACAGCCCAAGGTTCAGTTCTTGTGCAAGGCAAGAGAGATGCTAATAGATTACATTTTGTTGATAGAAGTGGGCAGAGAATAAGAAGATACACTTTTGATTTTAACGACGATGCTTTTAGAGCTGAAGAAGTATCTTTTAATAACAGTACGTTAGTTACAAAGAACACTAATGAAACTATAACTACCACAGCTACTAAAGCTCAGTACATAGATATGCACTTTCAAAGTGGTACTGATATTATGTGGTGTCTTACTAACTTTGGTAAACTTATTGGCTGGACTTTATCTAGCGAGTTTAAAGTAGAAGCTGGCCACTATCATGAGATAGGTGGAACAGATACATTTGTAAGAAGTATATGTAACTCTGGTACTGATATGTATTTATGGGTAGAGAGAACTATCAACGGTGGTACAGAGAAATATCTTGAAAAGCTATCTGATGAGTATTCTGTAAACGACGTAGCCACTGGTAACGATTCAACATCTATAGACGACAAGATGGTTTACTCTGACTCAGCACATTTACAAACCCTAGGGGCACCGGCTAAAGTATTTAATGACTTCGGTCACTTGATTGGTGAGACTGTGGATTGTGTAGCTGACGGTATTTATGTTGGGCAGAAAGTTGTTGATGCTAGTGGGGATATTACTCTTGATGACAACGCTACTGACTTAGTGGCTGGGTTAAACTACAGAGCTTACATACAGTCTGTACCTGTAGAGAATGGTTCAGCGGTAGGTTCAGCTCAAGGTTCTATTAAGAAGATTGAAAGATTAGTTATAAGGTATTATAGATCAATAGGTTGTAAGTTCGGACCTGACTTAGATAACCTTGACGAGATTGAGTTTAGAGATCCAGAGCAAGCGATGGATGATCCTATTGAATTGTACACTGGTGATAAGAAAGTAGATTTTCACGATGACTTAGATAGAAGGGGAGAGTATTATCTTGTACAAGATTTACCTCTACCTTGTCATATTGTTTCTACAATGATACTGGGGTTAACTTATGATTAGGAGAATAACATGGCAGCACCATTAGTAATAGCTGGATTACTTGCAACAAGTACTATAGTTTCCATTGTTGGTTCTCGTAAAGCCGCTAAACAAGAAGAGTCGGCAAGAAGAAGGCAAGCTGCTCTTTTAGATGAACAGGCTGCGGAGGTTGTTCGTAGAGCTAGGGTGAATGCTGACCTTATAAGAGATCAGGGTAAAAGAACTTCAGCTAGTCAAAGAGTTGCCTTTGCAGAAGGTGGAGTTGACGTTGGTTCAGGTTCAGCCTTAGCAACACAAGTAGATACAATATTAACGGCTAATAAGATTGCTTTAAAAGAAAAGTTAAACGCAGAGAGAGACGCTGATTTAATTCGCATGGGCGCTGATGTTCAAAGAGAAGTAGGCGCGGGTGCCAGGTCTGCACAGAAAACTAGCGAGATTGGGACTTTATTATCTGGAGGAGCATCTATTGCTGGTGCTTTTAAGAAGGGTTAGGTTATGCCAAGGATTCCAAAATTTGATAGAAGTGGTTTAAGGGAAAGCTCTAGGGTAGCTGCTGGTGACGTTACTGGGTTAATAGATTCAGCAAGGTTGAAGGGCCGAGCAACACAAGCCGTATCTAAAGGAATTGCAGATGTTGCTGATACTGTTGATAAGTTTGAAAAAGCTAGAGAAACAAATTCTTATTTTGCAGCCATAGAAAAATACAAACAACATAGGGAAGAGATAAGACAAGAGGTAGAAGCTGCTTGGAGTCCAGAGAGTGAGCATAGTCTTGAACTTACTATGAGCGAAAGACTTGAAGGCTTAAGAAGTGATATGAGTGATGACATTAACAAGTCGGGGAGAATGTCTAGGGGTTTAGAAACTGCTTTAGACGGTATGGACGGCATGTTTGTTGCGAAGGCTGCTGACAAAGAGAACAAGGATATTTTTAAATTCGTAGGTACTGAAGGCAGTAAGCGAGCTGCAAAGACGGCTGCTACTTTTACAGATCGTACACCAAGAAAAGAAATCTTAGATTCCATCTCTACACATCAAGCTGAGATGACAGCTCAAGGTGAGAACTTAAATTATGGTGACGGTCAAATTACTAAGTTAAATAAACAGATGAGTAAGTCTATGATGGTTACTTACTTCGATGAGCTACTTGCGACTGGTTCTGGTAACCGAAGATTGCTAGGTATAATAAATGAAAAGAGCGCAGAATCAAAAAAGATACTAGAAGGCTTTACAGAAGAAGAGGTTCAAGCATATAGAAAGAGATCCGAAGCAGCTTTGGACTCTGCTATCAAAGGGAGTAAGACTGGATTAACTGCTTGGATAAAAGAACAGAAACTATTAAACGGTGTCACATCTTCTATGACTGACGATATGTTAGCTGCAAAGACGGCTATTTCTAAAAGCCTTTATTCTAAATCTGATGAAGCGGCAATACATAGAAACAATATTCGAGACATGGTAGTTGCACAAGGTAAGGGTAAATATGTAGACCTTATGAAAACGAAACTCTCTGACATAGATAAGCAAAGTAAAAGATTAGAATTAGTAAATAGCATGCCTGACATTGGTTCAAGAAAGATGTTACAGGATGAAATGAAGAAGGTTGATGATTCAAGAACTATAAACGAGAAGAAGATAGGCGCTGATCTATACTCTGCCAACAATCCTAAATTAAAAGAATCTAAATTATCTATCGCTAAGATTATACAAGAGGCTAGAAAAGATATTAAGATGGAGCCAGAAAACAAGAGTGTACAACAGACTTTGGCACTTGCATATAAAAGCTCACAAGAACTTGTTGAAGAGAGCATACAAGGACAGTTAGATTCTGGGGCTGAAACCTATAGGGTTACTGAAACTTGGGAAGTTGATGATATGGCTTCTCAATTTAGAGGCGTTACCGACCCTTCAGTTGTGGCTGAAATATCACAGCAACAACATTTGAAGTGGGGTCCGAGATATGGACAGGTTGCCAGAGAAGCACATAAAGCTAATCCTAGTTCGTTTACTATAGAGATGGTGGTTGCGGCTCACTTGCCAACAGTTCAAGCTAAAGAAAAACATTTCGAGGCTGTACATGGCTGGGCCGACACTCCTACTAGGCCAGGTTTAGGAACAGTTTTGTTTGAGGGACAAGGACGAGTTGGAGGTCATACCTATGAACAGATATTATTTATGTCTGAAGAAGAAGGTTTGAAAAGATTGCGATGGACAACCCATATAAAAGGCATACCTGAAAGAGTTAATTTCAGTAAAGGTATCTCATCTTCTGCGGCCAAGGCTGCTATAAAAGCTATAGGTAATAAAGCTACAAGTAGAACTGGTGGTAAGGAAGACCTTAGAAAAGCTCTTAAAACAGCTTATGAAGATATGTTTGATGAATCGTTTGAAGTTGGTAAGGGTGGAATGATGAAATACACGGCCCCCAAAGTTATAGGACAAGACGGCCAAGGCATGCCTATTAACTTTAACAAAGAGGCACATGAGAAGTTCTTGAGGCATCACACTACTCCAGAAAAATTAGCTGATATGGGTGTTGTACTTGATAAAGATTTGTTGGAAAACTCTAGGGAAAAGTTCAATGAAGATAATCGGGCGGCTACCATAAGGCTACTAAAGAACATGGAAGGTAACTTCTTTTGGAACGACAGCAAAGACTTCGACGGGGTGATTTTGTTTCATCAAATAGAGGGTCTACCTGAAGCTATAATGATACAGAGGAAAGATGCTCACGGTAGAAAAGTGAGAAAGAATGGTGAGGATGTTCTTGATTATTTAGAATTTGATTACACTGATACTCACGGTGGAATAGGGGCTAAAGAGTAATGGGTGGAATGGAAGAAGGCTCGGAAGGGTTTTTAAAAAGACGAGGGGAAACTGAGGCTGTTGCTGAAGAAACTACTGGTGAATTATTTCAAGCTTCGTTTGAGGCTTCATTAATAGATTCTCCCTTCGTAGCGTCTACTGTCATAGAACATGACCTTAATAGGATAAGAGCTGATAAAAGCCCTGAAGATATACTTCCAGCAGAAGAGATAAACAATAGATACAATCTTGAGATCCCAACAGAGCGTGACATGAGTAAAGAAGAAGCTGTTTACTTAGAAACTATTGCTGAGCAAAGAGAACGTAGACTAAAAATATATTCAGACTCTAGTGGTGTTGGCTCGGCGCTTGTAGGTTTTGGCGGTATGGCTCTTGCACAGGTATTAGACCCTATTAACGCAGCTTTAACTTTTGCTACTGCTGGTATGTTTAGAGTTGCGACTGGTCTTAAAACTTTTTTAAAGTATACACCCAGCAAAGTTCTTAGTCCTTTAATTGGTACTGCTGAGAAAGTATCTGCGGCTAATATAGCCGGTGGAAAAGTTATCAGTGAGCTTGGAACAAAAGGTCAAATACTAACTATGTTTGGCGAGAACCTTGTAGGTAACTCTGCTGCCGAGGTTATTGTTTATAATAAGCACAGACAGAATAGTATAGATTACACAACAGAAGAAGCTGTAACAAACTCTGTGGTTGGCTCCATGTTAGGGACCAGCATTGGGTTTTCTATAAAGTATGGACTTGGTAAATGGATGCAGAGAAGGGCAGACTTAATGGG